CGAGCCGGCGATTACGGCCGCCGCCGAGGCCGAGACCGCGGCCGGCCCCGAGGACGTCGTCGCCGTCGACGACGCCGACGGGAACGTCCCCATCGAGGTCCCCGAGACCGTGGCCGGCAACGGCGCCGACGCAGACGCCGACGAGCGCACTGCCAGCGCCGACGCCGCGGCCGCTGAGGACGCTCCGGGCGCCGAGCCGACCCAGACCACGGCCGGGTTCTCGACGGCCTCAGCGGACCGCCCAGCGCCCGCCCAGGCCGACTCCACGGGCGAGGAATTGCACGTGGTCAACGGCATCCACGTCGACGTGGACCCCGCAGAGATGTTGGCCGGCGAGCCCACCGGCGACGACATCCTCGGGGTGCGGAAGCTCACGAACAGCCACCCGGAGGTGCCGGAGACGACGGTGCCGTATTTCCCCGTCGACCTCGGCGAGCGCGACAGCGAGGACGTGTTCTTCCGGGCGTTCGCCCGGGACATGCCGGTCATCCTCGAAGGCGAGGCCGGCACCGGCAAGAACCAGCTGGTCGCGTCCGCGGCCAGCCGCCTGAACCTCCCGATGTACCGCCAGGAGTTCGGGTCCGACACCTCGGTGATGGACGTGGTCGGCGAGAAGGATTTGACCGGCGCCGGCGGCACCTACTACATCCTCGGGAAGGCCGCCAAGGCCGCGATGTTCGGCGGCGTCTACGTCGCCGACGAGATAGCCATGGCGACCGGCTCCGTGACCAGCTACCTCCACCCCCTGTTCGAGGACCAGGGCTCCCGCGAACTGGAGCTGCGGGGCACCGGCCGCACCCTCCACGACCTCCCCGCGGGCGTCGAGTGGGACCCCAGCGAGCACCTCGGCGAGTACATCCACCCGGACTTCTACGCGGTCGGCACCACGAACCCGCCGCACTACGCCGACGTGAGCCCGATGAACGACGCGCTGCGCTCGCGGTGTATGGTCATCGAGCACCCGTACCTGGCCGGCGACCCCACCGACAGTGACGGCGTCGAGACCGAGGCCGAGCTGGTCGCCGCCGAGACCGGCGCCGACGCCGCCGACGTGAAACCCATCGTCGAGCTCGCCGCGCTGCTCCGGCAGGCCCGCCGGGAGGGCAACGACATCCAGAGCCCCATCGGCCACCGCGAGATTCGGGACACCGTCGAGCTCGCCGGCCCCGCCGAGGAGTTCATGTCCTTCCAGGCGGCCGCCCGCATCAAGTTCTGCGGGCAGGCCTCCCTCAAACAGGACAAGCAGTACATCGCCGACAGCGTCGAGGAGGAACTCTAACGATGCCCGTCACCATCGACACCGACACCGACCCCGCCGACGTGCAAGCCGCGCTGGGCGCGACGGTCACCCGGGAGACGGTCCGCACCGGCGACGCCCGCACCAGCCGGCTCCGCCGGAACGTCCGCCGGCAGGCCCGCGACTGGGGGGTCACCGTCGCCGTCGACCCCGACCACCGGACCGCCCACGTCGAGGCCAACCCCGACGACCCCGCCCACGTCGTGGTCTCCGGCCGCGAGTTCGCCCAGCCGGTCACCGACCTCCCCGGGCGGGCCTGGGACTGGGAGGTCCAACGCTCGCTGGCCGTCCACGAGGTCGGGCACATCCGGTACAGCGCCATCGAGCACAAAGACGACCTGCTTGAGGACCTCGACCGCGGGGAGACGGGCACCGCCCAGACGCTGTGGAACGCCGCCGAGGACGGCGCCATCGAGACCCAGCTCACGCGGCAGTGGACGACGTTCTACGAGAGCCTCCGGCTGCTGCGCGCGAACCTGTTTGCCGACAACGAGGTCGGCATCCCCGACCCCGAGCGCGGCGGCCAGGTGTTCCCGGTCGCCCACGCCGCCCAGGCCACCGTCCTCGACCTCTGGATGCGCTCGCTGTACGACCTCGACGCCACCATCCTCCGGGGGCTGCTCGACGCCGACAGCGAGGAGTTCCACTTCGCCACCGAGGCGGACTACGAGCTGTTCACCGACGAGGTGCTGCCGGCCTGCGAGGCCCTCGTCGACGCCGCCCTGACGACGCCCGACGCTAAGGCCCGCAACGACGCGATGTTCGAGCATATCGCCCGCATCCTCGACGCGCTCGACGACGCGGACGCCGACGGCAAATCCCAGATGAACGGCAAGACCGGCGACGCCGACGACGGCACCGGGATGCCCGACGACGCCCGCCAGAACCACCCCGGCGCCGCCTGCGGCCCCGCCGGCAACCCCGAGCGTGACGCCCCCCCCGCCGCCGGGGGGGCCGCCGGGGGCGCGGGCAGCGACCCCGAGGCCGTCGACCAGGTCACCATCTCGGAGGCCGACCTCTCGGACGCCGCCGAGGCCGCCGCCGACGACGCCCGCAGCGAGGCCGGCGTCACCGACGACCTCCTGGAGGAAGTCGAGCGCCTCTGTGACGCCGTCGACGACGCTAACGACGACAGCGGCGGCGGCCGGGGCGCCAGCCACGCCACGCTCCGGGGCGGCCTCCAGTTGCCCACCCACGACGCCCCGCCGGTCGCCGAACACGCCGCGGCCGTCCGCGCCGAATCCGACCGCCTCGCCCAGCTGCTGGAAACCCGGCTCCAGCACGAGCGCCGCACCGAGACCCAGCGGCACCAGCGCCGCGGCCGCATGGATTCGACGGCGCTGCACCGCACGGCGACCGGCGCCACCCGGGTCAAGCAGCGCAAGGTCGAGCCCGACGAGAAGGACTATCACGGCGTCGTCGTGCTCGACCGCAGCGGCTCGATGTCCGGGGCCAACATCGCGGCCGCCGAGACCGCCGCCGGCATGCTGCTGCTTGCCCTGGAGGAAGTCGGCGTCGACACCATGGAGGTCGAGCTGATGGGCAACCAGGTCACCCTCGCCAAGCCGTTCGGCACCGCCACCGCCGACCGCATGGGCAAGGTCGTCCACGGCGACACCGGCGGCGGCACCCCGCTCGCGCAGTGTCTGGCGCTGAGCCGCGAGCGGCTCAACCAGGAGGCCGGCAACCGCTTCATGTTCGTGGTGACCGACGGCCGCCCCTCCCGGGTCGGGGAGTTCCAGTCCCTGGTCGGGGCGTGTACGTTCCCCGTCGTCGGGGTGACCATCGGCGCCGACAGCCAGGTCGATGGCTCGGTCTACCACCGCAACGTGGAGGTCAC